TCAGTTGGCGGGAACGACGAATTCCTCTCGGCGCGGCCGGCCGCCATCCTTGCCCGGGATGAGCACGACGACCACACACGCGGTCTGGCCGCCGCGCTCGGTCTGCGACACGTTCGCGAGCTGGCCCCCGTTTTGCGCGGCGATCCGCTGGCCGATCGAATAGCAGTCCGCGGCCCTGCCGGGCTTCGCCTGGACGCCGAGCAGCCCGGCCGAGACGAGGCCGAGCGCGACGAAGCGGCAGAGAGCGCGAGAAGGGTTCATGCCAAGCTATCTAGCGCATCACCGCTGAACGGGGAATGAATGAATCGCCCCGCCACCGGCCGTTCCGGAAACGGATCAGCCGATCCTGCTCTGCGCGCCCAGCCGCCCGAAGATGGCGACCAGTCCGCTTACGGCCGTGATCGCCTGCAGGAGCGTATCGGTCAGCGCCGCGTTGTCGATGCCGGCCACCGGCACGCCGACTATGCCCGCCGCCGCCGTCACGATGGTGATCAGCGAGGCCCATATGGTGCGCGAAAGATACCACGGTTTGCTGTCCGTCATTTCCGTTTCCTCGACTGTTGCACGTTCAAGTAAGGGATATTCGGATTGTCGCCGGCACTCCCCAGCCTGCTGCGAGGCTGAGTTGGCGTATAGTGACCTCGATCTCTCCGGGCATTGATCCGAAGTCGGCTTCAATAGCGGCGCCGTCGTACAGAAAGCTGGGGGTCGCTGTGGTCGCAGTCCGAACGACCGCGCCTCCGGTGCCCGCGATCTGGACTTGATATTCCTCTCGCTCTTCGCCGAGCGGTATCTCGGCGGCGGACCAGTTGTCAGCGTCGAGCCGCCCCCGCCTGATCCAGTTCAGCGACACGCCGTTTACGCCCGGTTTGGCACGCAGATGCACCGGCGCGAGCGGCATCAGCGCGCGCTGCCCTCCGATGCCCGTGTGGCTTGCCACGCTATCGGCCGAAAAATCGGAACCGACAGGCGCCACGCGCCAATTGAGTTCCAGACCGATCTCGCTGGTCAGCAGGCCTGCAGGCCGCACGGCATCGTCCAGCACGACGAAACGCGCACCGACCTCGGCGCCGGCAGCGGTTGCATCTTCCGTACCGAGCTGCCCGCGCAGGAGCCCGGCCAGGCGCCAGACGTCCGGCTGGATCTCGTCCGCCGTCTCGAACTGGACGATCTCCCACGTGCCGGTCGCGGAGCAGATGGCAGCCACATTCGAGCCGTTCAGCAGCTGCGCGCGGCTCACGCTCGCGGGCGCGCCGCCATAGAGTGCCACGCTTATTGCATTCGCATGATCCATGCGTCCCACGGCGCCTGGAGGCAGCGCTTCGGCCAGCACGCCGACGTGGGCGGCCTGCCCTATCGTCGCGCGCTGGGCGAAACCCGTGCCTTCCGGCGAAACGAATACCGCCTGGCGCCTCCAGGGCCTTTGCCAGGCTGCGATACGGAAATGGTCTTCCGGCGACGTCGCGCCGATTCCCGTCGGGAGATCCATGAACCACGCAAGGGGTCGATCCAAAGCGAGAGCCGGAGCAGCTATCCGGCCGGGATGTTGCGAATGCCATGGCTGTGGCGAGGCTCGCACGACCTGTCGCGCCATGACGCGCCGGAAGAGCCCGTCCTCGATCTCGGTCACCAGATATTCGGCGTCGCTGCCGGGCAGCCGGGTCAAGGCACCCGGAACGACAGCCGCGTCCGGATGCGGAATTCCGAAGGCTACATGCTCCCGTTCGTTCCAGGCCCGCCGAAGCCAGTCGCCGGCCAGGGCCGCGCCTTGCCCCGCATCGAGGACGCCGGGCAGGCTGAAGGCGCGCTGGCTCCTCCCGGGAACTCCGCTGCGCACCTGCCGCACCGAGACCACCTGATGGTCCAGCAGCGGATCGCGAAAGCTGAGCACAGCCTCGGTCGGAAGCTGGTGATCGGGCGTGCGAACGGTCTCAACGACCGCATCCTGTCCGTTGGACACCAGCACGGTGACCTCGACAGGTTCATTCGAACTCGTCTGGCTCCGAAAGACCAGTCCTTCCGATGTCTCCAGTACCGCCAAACCGAACAGGTCGATGAGGGGCTCCAAGGCACCGCGTGCCGAGCCCGGTTCGTCGATCACATAGCCTTGTACGGTGCCCTCGGCGCCATCGACCTCCGCCACCGGCAAGCCGTGGTCCTTGAGGATGGCGCTGATCAGCTCGCCGACGGTCGGAGAGCTCAGCCTGCCGGTCAGCCAGTGACCGTAGTGCCAGTTGCCGCTGTCGGACCAGCGCTCGCCGTGCAGCGGAAAGGCTGGGTAAGGGCGTGCGTCCCAGGCCCAGGCATAGAGCCTGTCCGGGTCCACCATGCGCTCGCCTGTCAGGCTCGACAGGGGATTGGCGGCCTCCTCGAACCCTTCGTCGCCGGGCTGCCAGTAGCGATGATGGGCGACGAGCAGCCGCTGCTGGGCTACATCGCTGCGCCCGCCGTTCGAGAAGTGCGGCAGGGACGATTCGGCCGATTTTGGATCGGGAAAGACGTTGGGTTGATTCGGCCCCTTGTCCGTCGCCGGACATCCGAGCTCGGTAAAGTAGATCGGCTTGCTCTCTGGAACCCACGCCGTAGTTTCAGCGGCTTCTAGGCCTCCGACCCGGTCGTAATGCGGCTCGGACCACCAGCTCTTGAGATCCTTGTAGCGGAACACCCAGGGCTTGCCGAACGCCCCATCCGCTATGTCCGCCCTCGACCTTGCCCGTCTGGCCTCTGCGTCCGGATAGTACCAGTCGAATCCCTCGCCACCCGCAATCCCCTGGCGCAAGGCGGCCAGATCGTAGGGACTGCGGAAACCGTCGGGGTTGCCTGCGGAATAGTCGCCGTCCCGCCAGTCGGAAAGCGGCATGTAGTTGTCGATGCCGACCGCATCGATCGCCGGATGCGCCCATAATGGATCCAGATGGAAATGGACGTTACCGGTTCCGTCCCGGGGATGATGGCCGAAATACTCGCTCCAGTCCGCCGCGTAAGTGATCTTCGTCGCAGCGCCGAGCACTGTCCGAACCTCGCCTGCCAGGAGGCAGAGCTCTTCCACGAAGGGAAAGCGGTCCTCGTCGTCGCGCAGCGTGGTCAGCCCGCGCAATTCGCTTCCGATCAGGAAGGTGTCGACGCCGCCGGCGGCCTGCGCCAGCCTGGCATGGTGCAGCACGAAGCGCCGGTATCCCCAGTCCTCGGACGGGCCGGAGAAATCGATCGTGTTGCTTTCGGCGGAAAAATGATCCGGCTCGGCAGCTCCGCAAAACGCCTCCACCTGTGCCCGCGCCGCAGCCGTCCGGTCGGCGGTCTCCGGCATCAGCGGCGCCGGGTGGCTGGTGATTCGGCCGCGCCAGGGATAGGCCGCCTGCACGAGGCCGCCATAGGGATCCGGCAATTCGTTGTCGCTGGCGATATCCATCATCACGAACGGATAGAGCGTCACCTTGAGCCCGCGGGACTTGATCTCCGCGATGGCGTCCATGACGCTGCGGTCGGATGGCGTGCCGCCATAGGCCGCACCTCCGGCATGCGTCGACACGATCATCGCCTCGCCGCGCTCTATCCCCGAGACGCGCCAGGCGCGCGAGAGACCGGTTCCGCTGGCCGTCGTTACGGCGGGTCGTATCCTGCAGTGTCCGGCCCTCAGGTCGTCGGCGAACCAGGAGACGACTAGCGCGATATGCTGGAGACTCGGGCTGAGCATCTGCAGCTCGTCCAGCGAGGCGACGAGGTCGCTCCGCGCAGTGAGCGTGTGCCGATTCAAGGCTTCCGTCTCGCCTTCGCGGCGCTCCCGCGTCACGAGCGGTGGGGACAGGCCATACTCGGTGGCACCCGGTATCAGGCAAACCGCCCTGAGCCGTTTCGGCAGTTCGCCTATGGGGCGAAGCACCTCGAACTGGAACTGCGGGATACGGTTGCCATAGTCGGCAAGCGCAAATCTCTCGATCACCGCATAGGCCGCCCCGCGATAGGCCGGCGTGTTGCCCGACCCCTGCTTGGCGGACAGCAGCGGATCGGCGGCCTGATCCTCGGTGCCCCGATGGACCCTCATCTCGACTCCCGTGAGGTCGATCTCGCGACCATCGGCCCAGACGCGTCTGATACCGGCTATTTCGCCCTCGCAGAGCGCGAAGGCTACATTGGCGAAATAGCTGTATTCCGTGACCTCGGGTCCGTTCTTGCCGCCCTGCCGGTTCGTCTCGCGTGTTTCCTCGAACCGGGTCGCCCAGATCATGATGCCGCCGAGCCGCGCCGTTCCGTAGAGACGCGGCAGTGCAACCCCTTCCTCGGCTGTGAACGGCCGCGCCCCCGAAAGCCGCGGCCCCTCGATGCGGCGGGATCCGTTGATCAGCGTCTGGTCGATCGAATATCCTGCGAGCGCGCCGGCAGCCGCGCCTATGGCGCTGCCGATCGGGCCGAATACGCTGCCGATCGCCGCACCGGCGACCTGGAGCAGGACTGTTGCCATTCTCTGTTTCCGATCTCAGGTGGGTTGTCGTTCTGGAAACGCGAACACGCAGGCGATCCTGCTGCGCCACTGCGGCACGAGCGCCGAAAGCGATACGGCATTTCCCTCATAAGCGTGGACGAACCGATCAGGTGCGGCCGCTATCCCGGCATGCTTGGCTGGCAGATGCGGCCGCCATCGGAACAACAGCAGATCGCCCGGCGCGATGCAGTCTGCCTGCCGCTCCACGAAATGCCGCCGGACACTCGATAGGAAGCGTTCGCCTCCACTCGACTCCGCCCAATCGGGTGCGTAGTGGCCCGGCCTCTCCGGCGTCGTCCCGTAGATCCCGCGCCAGACGCCGAGCACCAGTCCGAGGCAGTCGCACCCCACCCCCTTCCGCCGTCCCTGATGCCGGTATGGCGTGCCGAGCCAGGTCAGCGCCTCCCGCACCACGGCTTCGGAGACGGTCTCTTCCGTCCCGCTCATGGCACGAGCGGCCCGCCGTCGAACTGCCCGCCGTCCACGACATAGCCGTAAGCCGAGTCGTTTCCCGGCAGATGCGGAAAGCCGCGAAAATTCAGTGAATTGGCGAACTTCGCCTTGCAGGTGGCAAATCTCTTGTCGCAGCCGGCGACGACCGAAAACGTCTCGCCGCCGGCTGCGACCGCCCCCGGCATCGGCCGCAGCACGATGATGGTGCCGTCCGATCCCCTGCGATGCTCCTCGATCGTCTCCGCCCGCCCTGCCTTCGGACCTGTCGTCCACGTCAGCACGCCATGCGAGAACCACCCCGGCGCGAAACCATCCAGTCCGGTCACCCGCAGCGTGGCCGGCGCCTCGACGGCCTCGACCGTCCCCGTGCCGGAGAAACTCGGGTGGCCCAGCCCCACCCCGCACCGCGAATCTCCCAGTTCCGCGTCGCACGTCCTGCTCACATAGCGTCCGCTGGGACGCTCCAGCGCGTGCACCAGGCTCTCGAGTTCGGCGACGAAGCGCCCGTCGGAGCGCGTGATCCTTCCGACCGTCGCCTTGCGAAGCAGCACGAAATCGGCCGGCCTTCTCCAGTTTACCAGGAACGTCTCGACGGTCGCGCCGTCGTACAGGCCAGCTGCGATGTCCTCCTCGCGAATATCATCCGACGACAGCGCACCCTCGACGTCGACCGTGTCCACGGCCAGGCCCAGCGTGTCGCGTGCCTCGCTGGCGCTCAGCCCGGTGTGCGGTGCATAGACACCGCCGTCGACCGCCAGCGGCCGGTCGTGGTCCGTATAGCCTCTCGTCTGGCCGTCCTTCCTCGTCAGCCGCCAGCAATGACAGACCGTCGTCACATCGCGCGCGAGATGCGCTGCCAGGCCCTCGGGATACGCGGTCACGACCGCACCTCGATCAGCGGTATCGACGGGATCTGCCCTGCTTTGAAAGCGGTCAGGCTGACCGCGATCCGCTCGGTGTCGAAGCGCACCGGCACGTCGAACTTGTATCCTGCCGTCACCATCGCGCCGGCTTCGGGCAAGTGACCCGGCGCGAACACGATCTCGCCGGTCTCGACGTCGAAGGTCCAGTGGTCCGTCGGGATCTCGTCGCCATTCACCGCCACCCCCAGCGTGTCCGGCACTGGCCTTGTGATCAGCCGCTCATAGGCGTCGTCGCCCTCGCCGTAGGTCTTCACCAGCGCGAAACGCGCCTTCATGCCGTCGCCCGTCCCGAGCGTCTGGTCGACTGCCGAGACCGCTTCGTCCGGCCGGCAGGATTTCATGTCGAACGGATCGCGGAACCGAAACGCATGCAGCGAACCTCGCCGCGCCTCGAAGAAGGCGAGCACGTCGTGCAGGTCCGACAGCGACCGCACGCCGGTCCCCGCATCATAGTGCCGGCGCGATTGCGAGAACCGAGCGTTACGCTTCTCGCGACCCGACGTGAGCGACACGATCTCGTTCAGCCGCTCCGGTCCGCCCGTCGCGCCGAAGGACACCGCGACCGGAAACCGCACGTCGTGAAAGCTTGCAAATTCAGCCATCGGCTCTCCTCAGAAAGTTCGTGCGCCGCGCGAAACCGCCCGCGCCAGCATTCCGGTGACCTGCGCTTCGGATTTGCGGAACGACGAGGCGTCCGGCGTCGTCACATTGAACACGACGCTGACGGTCCCTCCGCCGCCGCTCGCCGCGACGCCCAGCCGTCCGTCCGCCGACCGCTGCAGCGGCAGGATCGCCTCCGGTCCGGCCTCGCCCATCACGCCGACATTCCTGCCGAGCGGGAAGTAGCTCGGCGCCGACACCACCCCGCCCGATGCGAAGGGCACGACATGACCCGGCACGCCGCCCTTGGCGAAAGGCACCAGCCCCGCCAGGCCGCCGGCCAGGTTCGAGAACAGTGAGCCCATCAGCGTCCGCAGCGGGCTCAGCCCCTGCTCCAGCGCCAGCCCCGCCAGATTCAGCCCGATGCGCCGCAGGATGTCGTCGAGATCCTTGCCGCTCACGGCCGCGCTCCTGAGCGCCCCGGTCAGTTGAGACCCGAAGCTCGCGGACAGTCGTTCCAGGTTCTGCAGCGCGTCCTGGAACGGTTGCGTGTCCGCATCAATCCTGACGGTGACATCCTCTGCCATTCAGTTTCTCCTCGAGGCCCTCGGCGATCGGCGCATCCTCGTCCCCCCGGTAGGAGGAAACGCGGCTCGGCCGGCAGCCCGAGACGCAGGGGGTGCTTCGACGGTTCCGTGCCTATGAAGCGCCCCGCTCATCCGGAAACCGCCTCATCAACTCAACCAGCTCCCCGCGCCCGGGCGCCCCCGACCGCGGGGCGTGGAGCACGCTCATCGCGCGTTCCATCTCGCGCGGCGTCATCGACCAGAAATCCCGCGGCGAAAGCCGCAGCAGTCCGAACGCCGCCGCCATGACGCTGTCCCACGGAAATTCGGTTTTCTGCTCTGCTGCGGCGTCTAAGGGTTCGTCCTGGCGGCCGCTTCCTCGGCCGAGCCGAAGGTCGCCTTCAGCAGGTCGGCGACGATCGCCGCGAAACCCGCCGCGCCGCCCTCCGCGCGCATCCTGCCCACATCCTCGTCCGACAGGTCGTTGCCGCCTCCGCGCAAGCCCGCGCCGATGACCCTGATCATGTCCAGCGCCGAGAGCCGTCCGCGCGAAAAGCGCTCCACCAGCGCGCCGAGATCGTCGGCCGCATAGGCTGCCTCCAGCTCGGCAAGCGATCCGAGCGTTAGGCAAAGCCTGAACTGCCTTCCATCGAGCTCGGCTCCGACCTCACCCCGCCTGCGGTTCACCATCATGCAGCCGCCGTAAAGCTGATCGCGCCCGCCGACTCCAGCGCCATCTCGAAAGTGACCTCGCCGTCATGGCTTCCCGTGTATTCCAGGGCAGTGACCTGGAACGGCCCTTCGACGGTGCCGAAGTGGGGGACGGCGAGCTGCCAGTCGGCGATCTCCCCGGCAAAGAAATTCTGCCGGATCAGTGCGTCCGACTGCGCATCCTTGAAGATGCCCGATCCGCTGACCGCCGCTCTCTGCACGCCGCTCCCGGCAAGCAGTTCGCGCCAGCGCCCGGCCGAGTCCGCATCTGTTATGTCGACCGTCTGGCTGTTGAACGCGATGCGCTTGGACCTCAGCCCCGCAACGGTCACGAACTCTCCGCCATCGCCGATCTTGAGAAGAAGGTCCTTGCCCTTCTGTGCGACCATGTTGGTCTCCTGTGTTTTGAGGGGAGGTAAGGCAGTAGGGGAGTAGGGGATTCGGTGCTTTCGGCAGCGAAGGGGGCGGAAGCGGCACAGAGCTTTAGCAAGGATGGGAGCAACCATCCCCTACTCCCCTACTCCCCTACTCCCCTACTCCCCTACTCCCCTACTCCCCTACTCCCCTACTCCTCCACCACCGCCCTGAACCGCATCACCCCGTGATGCGCCTCGCTGCGCTCGTCATATCTCACCTCCGAGAATTCGAGCCGCAGGTTCACCAGGCTGTTGCCGTCGAGTTCCAGCGCGTTGTCATGCAGGCTTGCGCCGGCGAGTTGCATGATCTCCAGCGCCTCCTTCTTGCCCTTGCCCTTCGACCAGACATGCAGGGTGAAGAGGTGCTCGGTTCCGCTCTCGGTCGCCGTGCTCCAGTCATAGACGGCCGTTCGCCCGAAGGTGATGTAGGGGAAGGCCACATTCGCCGGCGCCTGGTCGAGGATGCGCTCGCCCACCATCGCGGCGAGCGCCGCATCGGCCCGAAGGGCCGTGAAGATCGCCTTCTGCAGATCAGCGGCGGAGCTCATCGCCAGCCTCCATCGACGCGCGGCGGGACTCCGCCGCCAGCAAAGCCAGCACCGTTTCGTTGCGCTCCTCCGCTTCGCGCAGCCTCGCGCGATGGTCGTCGCCCATGTCGAACGCCTTCAATCGCAGCGCGCGGACCATGCCGTCGAGGGTAAGCTGCATCGCCAGCCTCACTGCCCCGCCTCCCGCGCGCGGCACACGAGGTAGCGTCCGCTGTCGTCGGGATCGTGCACAGTCAGTATATCGAAAACTCTTTCTCCCTTGGCGAAGCGCATTCCGGCGGCGACACCATCCCGCCAGCGCAGCGTGATACGATGCGTCACGGTCTCCATGGTCTGGTCCGCACCATGATAGCGCGCTGCCGAAACGGGCTCGATCCTCCCGAACACCGTCGCGATCTCGGTCCAGTTTTCCACATGGCCACCCATGCCGTCCGGCGTCGCCATGGCGCTCTGCAGCGACAGTTCGGCGCGCAGCGAGCCGGGATCGACGAACAGCGTACCCATCACAGCCTCCGTCCGCGAAAGGTCGAGACGATGCGGTCATAGGCCGCGGGATACGAGACCGGCTGGTCGGCCGGCCCGAAATGCGTGCGGAATTCATACCAGTGCCCCACAAGCAGGAGGATCGCCCGCTTCAGCATGTCGGGCACGTCGGTGCCCGCCTCGCCGTAACCGGCTGCAAAATCGATCTCGATGCCGTTGAAGATTCGCAGCGGCGCCGGCCGCTCGTCGAAATGCAGCCGCGCGGGGCGGGAAAGCATGTCGAGCTGGTAATCGGCGGGATCGATCAGCGAAGCTTCGCCTTCCGTGCCGAATGCCGTCACGGACAGCACCTCGCGCACCGGATGCACCGTCAGCAGGGCACAGCCCTGGCTCGGCCAGTTGTCCAGCGCGAGCCGCCAGGACTGCTGGATCAGGGCAATGCCGGTCGCGCGTTCGAGATCCTCGCGCGCGGCACGCATCAGCCCGCCGAGCAGCGCATCCTCGCTGTCATGCGCGATGCGCATATGCGCCTTCGCCTCGGCAAGCGTCACCGGCTCGGCCGCCGGTTCGACGGTTCGATAAAGCGTCATTCGGTGTCTTTCGGGTTCGAGAGAGTTGAGCGCTGCGATAGCCCCACCTCTCCCCCGTCGAGCGGGGAAGAGGTGGTCCGGTCCTTCAGGACCGATAGCCGAGAGAGAATGCTTGCCTCGGCTAAAGCCCGCTCACACGCTCAGGAGGTGCCATACTTCAACAGCTTGATCGCGTCGAAATCCTGCACCCCGCCGCCGACGCGCTTGGTCGTGTAGAACAGCACGTAGGGCTTCGCGGAATACGGATCGCGCAGCACCCGCACCCCGGTGCGGTCCACGACCAGATAGCCGCGCCCGAAATCGCCGAAGGCGATAGGCGTCGTGTTGGCGCCGGCGTCTGGCATGTCCTCCGCCTCGACCAGCGGGAAGCCCATCAGCATGGCGCGCTGGCCGACCGCCGCCGGCGGCTGCCAGAGATAGTTGCCGTCGGCATCCTTCAGCTTGCGGATCGAGGCTTGCGTCTTGCGGTTCATCACCCAGCTGCCGTTCTGGCGGTAGCCGGCTTTCAGCGTATAGACCAGGTCGATAAGGATGTCCGACGGGTTGCTCGCCGGCAGCGCGCCGGAAACGCCCGTCGCCACATAGCCGATCTGGCCCCAGGCCCAGCTCGCCTCGGCGACCTCGGTGTAGTCCAGGAAACCCTTCGGCTTGTTGGTGCCGTCGCCGGCCACGAAGGCGGCACCCTCCTGCTCGGCGAAGGCGGCTTCCACCTCGCTCGAGATCCACTGGTCGAGGTCGACCACCGTGTCCTCCAGCAGCGAGGCCGTCGCCGCCGGCATGGCGTAGAGCTCCATGGTCGGGAAGGAGAGTTCGGCCAGCGTCGCCGTGTTGGTCTGCGGACGCGACGCCGTCTCGGCCACCCAGCCGACGGCCGGCCCGGTCACCGAGAACGGCTTCTTCAGCACCGCACCCGAAACCTGCCGGACCGTCGCGATCGAGCGGATCGGCGACAGTTCCGCGAGCCGCTTGCCGATCTCCGTCTCCGTCTCGTCGGGCACCAGGTAGCCGCCGTCCTGGCCGGAGCCGTACGACATCGCCTTGGCGTCCAGCGCGCGGATCATGCGGTCGTCGCCCGAGCGCATATAGGCGTCGAAGGCCTGCTTGTGCTCGGAAGGCACATTCCGCGAGCCGCCGCGCTCCAGCGCCGGGCGGATGCGCTTCAGCGTCAGCCCGTCGATCGCCCGCTTCTGCTCGTCGAGCGCCTTCGAGATACGGTCGACCTTCTCGACCGTCAGCACGTCGGCGCCGCGCGTCTCCAGTTCCCCGAGGCGGCGGTCGTTGCTTTCCTTGAACGCCTCGAAGGTCGTCATGAACTCGTCGAAGGCATCGGCGAGCTCGGCATGGTTGCCCGCCGATTTCGCTTCCGGCGCGCGAGCCAAAGTCTGTTCCGTCATCGTGTGGTTTCCCATCTCGTTTTTCCGGTCATCATCATGCGTGTCGCCGCGCGGATCCTTTCCGCGAGGCGCTGTTCCGGCACGGCGTCCCGCCCGCGCACGAGGTCGGCGAAACCCTTGGCGATCACCCGCCTGGCCTCGCCGCGCGTCAGCCCCGCATCCCGCGTGAGCCAGCTTTCGAATTGCCTGATGGTGGGCAGCCCGCCCTTGACCGTGTCGATGCGCGCTTCGGGCAGCATCGGGAAGGTCACCACCGAGATTTCCCAGAGATCAGCCTCGAGGATGCGCCGCACCCCGCTGCCCGCGTCCTTGCGCGTCCGCACGGCGCGAAATCCGATCGACAGTCCGTCCAGCGCGCCACCCTTCAACAGCGACAGCACCTCACGCGCCCGCGCCACGTCCGTGGCCAGCCGCCCGCGTACGAACAGCCCCCGCGCATCCTCGCGGATCTCCGTCCACACCCCGATCGGCTCGGCCGGATCGTGCTGGAACAACATCCGTATTCCGGCCGCCCCGCGCGCCTTCAGCGACCCCGCGAACGCACCCTTCTCGACGACGTCCTTGCCCAGGTCGACGCGCCCGAACAGGCTCGCATAGCCCGAGAAAACCCCATCCGCCTCGACCGCATCGAGCGCCAGCCCGACGAATTTCCGTTCGCCGATCATTCTGTTTCCTTTGTTGAAATTACGCCGCATCTTCGGCTCGGTCGGCGGCCGACAAGCCGCACAACGCGGCCGACTGGCCGATCTCCCCCCGTGTGGGGGAGATGTCCGGCAGGACAGACGGGGGCGCTGTCCCACCGACGCCGGGGATCAGCCCACCCTCTCCTCGGCCACCGGCTATCGCAGACTGGCTAAGTCAAAGCGGTGTGCAAGAACTCCGCGCCGTCATTCCGGGGCCGCGCCAGCGGAACCCGGGACCCAGAGGGCCGACATTCGAGAAAGTGCGATGCGCGGGTGAAGGCGTCGGCGTATCGGATCACCTACCGACGTAGCCGCGCTGGATTCCGGGTTCCGCGACGTGGCCCCGGAATGACGATCGTCATGGCATACGCAAAAAACTCTGCGAAAAGCCGAAGTCGAGCGGCAGGATAGGCAATGCTCTATTCCACCGTCAGCCCCGACCCCTCCGCACCACCCGCATCAGTGGCCCCAGCGCCCACCAGGCGCACAGGCTGGCCGCCGCCGATCCCATCAGCATCGTCTCGCCCGGCCCCATCAGCCTCTCGATGCCGAGTTCCACTGCGATCTTCAGCCCGGCGGTCCCGCCGAACGCCAGCCCGCAGGCCACGCCCACCGCAAACCGCACCGCCGCCTCGCGCCGTCCCTGAGGCAGGATGTAGGCCAGCGACACCGCCGATCCCGCGACCGCGCCGGCGCCCTTGGCCGCCCACAACCAGGCGTCCTGCGTTACTTCCGACATGTTGTTGGCTTCTTTCAAGAATAGATGGCGACAGGTTTTGTCGCGGCTAAAACTCCGCCCGAAACCCATCGTTGCCCCAAAGGATACGTTGGCTTTCAGCCCCATCCCACAACGATCTGGTCCGGCCACTGCGGATGATTGCGCCAGATGCGGACTCTGGTTTTTTCGTCGGCGACAGGCGTTTTGAGCAACACCTCGCCAGGCACGTCTGAGATTACTGCCTGCCTACTAGGCGTCTCCAAAAACCCATCGAAATCAAGCGAATATGCCGGCGCGACTTCATCAGCGGGCCCCAAAATCAATTCAGCTTCGCCATCAATTTCGTGAAGGCAGGCAACGGAAATGCATGAGGTCGTAAACTGAATCTTCTCTTCGCTCACCGGATACGGCGGCTGGCCGCCGCCGGCGTCCTCGACAAAAATCAACCCGTTCTGAATCGATTTTTTGATTCTATCGACCATGGAGCAAATACCTCAGGTTACCGCCTTGCCTATTGCTACACCGCATGCAGTGGGGAAAAGCAACTTGACCTTCGCCGGGCTGTATTAGAGCACTAGCACGCTGATGATCGAATACGAAGTTTCCGCTCGCTGTTCCGGGATCCTTGGTTCCACAGGTATGACACCCGAATTTCCTTCCGATACGATTGTTTTCCCGGATCTCTTCGGCTGTCCATCTTCTGGCACTGCTTCGAGCAGGTTGGACCTCCACGGCGAAAGGCCCAGGGCCTATTGCCATCATCTGTAACTCAAGTAGCCGCCCATATGCTTCTCTAGTGGCTACTTGATTCGCGGCAATCTGCCCTTCGACGGTTTCGTAGGCGCTCGGTGTAGGCCGCATCGTGGGTCAAGCCGTCGCACGTGTGCAATTGCGTCCTGCATCTGTGCATGACTGACCGCAAGCCTCGTTGCCTGTGCAGGTGGAAGTTCCACCTGACGTCCGGCAATAGTGGTTCAACTGCCGCCTGAACCGCGCGGGCGGTTCTGGACCAGGACAACAGAATCAGCTCCTCCACCGTCCGCCACCGAGATTACCTGCCGGCACCCTCGGCTGATCCGGTCGGAACCCGGCCTTCCCACTCAGTCCCCTACTCCCATACCCCACCGCCTCCCGCTTCTCGTCGTCGCTCAGGAACGCCGCCGCCCCCACCCGCGCCCACAGCGAGTCGCGCTCGCCCGACAGCGCATCCACCGTGTCGGCGTCGTACCAGAGCCGCAGCCCCTCCCCGAACGCCGGCCCCAGCCAGGCGGAAAACTCCTTCGCCGTGCGCGCCACCAGCGGCAGCACGGTCATGCGGTAGAAGGCGCGGTTGGCTTCCTGGTAGTTGGCATAGGTGTTGTCGCCCGGGATGCCGAGCAGCATCGGCGGCACGCCGAAGGCGAGCGCGATGTCCCGCGCGGCGCCATTGCGTGCCTGCATGAAGTCCATGTCCTTCGGCGTCAGGCCCATCGCCTTCCAGTCGAGCCCGCCTTCCAGCAGCAGCGGCCGACCCGCGCGCGCCGCGCCCGCATACCCATCCTCCAGCTCGGCCTTCAGCCGGTCGAACTGCTCGTCCGACAGGTTGCCGCCCTCCTTCGGTGCATAGACCAGCGCACCGGACGGCCGCGCCGAATTGTCGAGCAGCGCCTTGTTCCAGCGCCCGGCCGCATTGTGCGTGTCGAGCGCCATCAGCGCCGCCTCGAGCGGCGCGAAACCGTAATGGTCGTCGAGCGGGTGGAACAGCGTCAGCTGCACCGCCGCTTCGCCTAGCGCCACCTGCCGCTTCGCACTCCCCTCGCGATATTCCAGCGCGCTCGGCCAGCCCGCCGCGTCGGTGCGCACCGTCACCCGGTCGGGCCGCAGCAGATGCAACTCGCGCGCATCTTCTCCCGCCTCGATCTTCTCGACATAGGCATTGCCCGAGATCAGCAGATGCCCGTACAGCGCCTCGAGGAACGCAGCGCCCGCCTGGCGCTGGTTCGGCCGCTCCAGAAGCTCGAGCAGCGGATGCGCCTCGAGCTCCGCACCGTCCTCGTAGAGCAGCCACGGCACCGCCGCGGCAGTCTCCGAAATCAGCCGCACCGCCCGGTGCACGACCGGGTTGCGCATGAATCCTTCCCGCGCCAGCGCCGCATAATCCCGCCGCGTCCAGCGCGCCTCCCCCGCCGCATGCAGCGCGACGAAGCCGATCCCGCTCTTGCCTTCAGGCACGACGTTCCCGCCGGCCGTCTTCCAGGGCCAGTTCCAAGCCATTTGGTTTCCTCTCTGGAGGGCAGTAGGGGGTTAGGGCAGTAAGGCAGTAGGAGAAGGGAGATAGGAGAGGTGATGGATTAGGGGAGATAGGGGAGGCTGACGACGCAGCCAGTCCTAAGCCGCTAACCCTACTGCCCTACTGCCCTACTGCCCTACTGCCCTACTGCCCTACTCCCCTACTCCCCTCACCCTCGGCACACTCCCCGCCCTCGCCAGTTCGCTCACCGCCCAGACCAGCGCGTCCACGCGGTCCGGCGAGCGGCCGCCCGACAGCCCGTCGGGGCCGAAATCGCACATCTCGTCCTCCAGCTCGGGGAAGCGGCCGGCGTGCTTCACCCGGCCCTGCGCATAGAGCGCCGCCACCGGCTCGGCCCGCACCCACTTGCCGCGGTTCGCCCGCACCGCCTTCACCGGCACGACCGCATCCACCGTACGGATCACCGCCGTCACCATGTCGCCGCCCTGGTTCACCTCGGCGACGATGCAATCCGCCTCCAGCCGGTGGAACAGCGCCACCGCCGCACTTGCCCAGTCGGTCGGCCTGGCGGCCTTCAGCGTCGCGTCGGCCAGCACGAAGACCCTGCCCGCGCCGTCGAGCCCCGCCGCCACGATGCCGCAGGCGTCCGACGTCTTTCGCGCGCTCGCCGGCGGGTCCACCGCCACCACGATGCGCCGCAAGCCTGCCGCCTCCGCCACCCGCGCCTCGTCCAGCATGCGCCGCGACCACAGCGCGTCCTCGCGATCCTCGATCAGCTCGCCGTCGAGCTCCTGCCGCCCGAGCCGCGACCCGCCGTAGCGCGCGTCCAGCGCCTCGACGAAACCCTTCGCCAGATTGGCCCTGTTCTTCGCCGTCGACAGCTTCGTGCGCACCACCTGCGGGTCGGCCAGCAGCCGCTTCATCAGCCGCGTCGGCCGCGGCGTGGTGGTGACGATCTGCAGCGGCCGCTCGCCCAGTCGCATGCCGAACTGCAGCATGTCCCAGGTCGCCTCGGCGTTCTTCCACTTGCCCAGCTCGTCGCACCAGGCCGCGTCGAACTGCGGCCCGCGCAGGCTCTCCGGATCCTCCGACGAGAACACATGCGCCGCCGCGCCGTCCGGCCACACCACCCGCCGCCGCGACGCCTCGTAGCGCGGACGCTTCCCGCCGCAGACGGCGAGCAGCCCGGAAGGCCCCTCGATCATCACCTCGCGCACGTCGGCCAGCGTCTCGCCCACCAGCGCGAAATGCCCGTAGGCCAGCCTGCCCTGCGAAAACGGCGGCAGGCCGCGCACCAGCGCGTCCACCCACTCGGCCCCCAGCCGCGTCTTGCCGGAGCCGCGCCCGCCCGTCACCAGCCAGCAGGCCGGCGCGGCGGGCAGCGGATACTGCTCGATGTGCGTGCTGCCCACCCATTCGGCCAGCACGCTGTCGCCCTGGTCAGGCGTCATGTTCTCCCTTGCCCAGCCGTTCTGCATAGCCTCGAGCCAGCTCGATGATGCGCTGGTCGACGCGTTCGAGGATTCCGGCGAGTTCTTCATCGCTTCTCTTTTGGTCCTGTTGGCCCGGCTGGGCGGATTCGGTCGGCAGGTCGCCGACGCGCTCGGCGGCCTTGATCATCGCCATCAGCGCGTCGATGCGGCCCTTGTCGATCTGCCCGACGCGCAAGGCCGCCAGCATCGCGCGCAGTTCGGCGACCACCAGCGCAGCGATGTCGCCCGGCGGCGCCTCGCCGTCCTGGTCGGTCATCTCCGCCAGCGCCAAGTCCCTGGCGCGCGCGGCCGCCTCCTCCCGCAACGCCTTCCCGCTCATGGGGCGCATCACGGTGTCCTTGGTGAAACTCTGCCTGGGCCAGTTCTCCTTGCTGGCGATGTCGCGCACCGTGGTGACATGCAGCCCCGCGATCGCAGCAAGCCGCCCGAACGTAGGCGGCAGCAGCGCGCGCAGCTGGCACATGGCCTCCTTCTGCGCCGCGGTGACGGGAGGGTGCATGACAGTTTCTCCGATGTAAGGGATGGCCGCCCTCGGAGGAGCGATGTCCGTCCGGCATGAGGAGCGTCGGAGCGGGTTGCCGTAGCCGGTACATTCGCGACGATCCAGCGCCCCGAGAGTCACCGAGCCGTCCGCTACCCGCAATTTTCCGACGATGACAAAACCTTACCAGAGCACCGTCACGGTGTCAAGGATTTTTTTCCTAGTTATATATATGTGACGTCATCAGAAACTAAAATCCATTCATTCGCGATGACGACGGGCCGGTAGAATGCGAGGGGCCACCTCTAACCGACCCGATAACCTAGTTATCGCTATTTGGCGAAGTCCTGGCTTCGTCATGCACGCGCCCAAACTTAAGCGCGAAGTCCTCGACGACCTCTTCAACAAACTCAGCAGTGCTGCGCAGCGCTTCGAGGACAGGCTTGCCGGCAAATGGTGATCCTTGCGGAAGGCCATAAGTAAAAATTGGAAAAGGTGGAGACGTTGGTATCGGTAAGAGGGTAAGTTCCAGTCCCTTGCGGATCAAGAACATGTCTTCCTCTGTCACGAGCATGGTGTCACCGCGCTTGCTCTGCGCAGGGATGCTATCCCAGATCACAGGGGGAACTTCGGGGCGAGACCAGCATCCCGCGAATGTCAGAACGACCAATTCGTGCTTGTCCAGAATATCTAGATCGTGGAGCGCGCGCAGGGCAGAGTTGCTGTCGCGGTTTGGCGAGAGGCTCCGCACTGCCTCCACGACGTCGGCACCCAGTCTTTTTATTGGATGCTTTGCCAGCCGCGCTTCCCATTCCTCGGCATTGGTCGCCAGAAGGAATTTTAGATTGTCGGAGCTCTTTTTTCGAATCCGTGCAATGTCGCACAACATGATGTCTAGTGCAGCGCGTAGGTTATGTGCTGCATCGCCAAGGATGATCGCCGCCTCTCTCGGCGAGTCCTCGGAGAAGCGCAGTTCCCAAAGCACCATGTGCTCGTAGTGTGGTTCATAGTAGGGACACCAAGCCGAAATAACACGAGAACCATAGTCGGAGACAACGGTTTCCAGCTCTTTGAGGTGTGTCTTGGCGCGAGCTACCTTGAGGCGAGGGCCTTCGAATGCCGGCAATAGCCTCGGTCCCGGCGTGTATGAAGCCAAGCCATGCAGGCGTTCTTCTACCAT